AACCCTGACCTATTTGTCCAGAAAATCCAGTTCCAGAATTTGTATCTGTAATTTGTGTTATTGCCCCATTATAAGTTTCTCTATAATTGAATCTTGCACCATTTGGTATTGGTCCAACAGCACTTACATTTGCCATCCAGGCACCATCATTTGGATTTACATCAGCATTAAATCTTACTTGAACCATTTGAGTAGAAGCATCTTGTTGTGGAAATGGTCTTAAATCCCAAGCAATATCTAAACTTGTTCCAGTAGTTGAATATGTAATTCCAGTTCCTGTGCTCCAAGTAGTCCAGTCCCATCCAGCAATAGATACTGAAGGTGCGCTTGGAGTTGTGTGATAAACCCATCCCTCATTTGTTCCAAATGTTATTGTTGCGTTTGATCCAACAAACACATTATTATAAAGAGTTCCACCCATTTGCATTCCGAATGGAAGATTCATTTGGACACCAGCATCGTCTACGCCAGCAAGTACATTTGTAGTAGTTCCAATAGTGGCTTGTAAATTATTGACTGCTGTTTGAGCAGCATCAATAGCAAGGTTTGCCTGAGTTAATTCTGTTTGAGCGGTTGCTTGTGCTGTAGAAGCTTCTGTTTTTGCTGCAACGGTTTCAGATATTGCTGTCTGAGCCTCTGTTATTTGTGTTGTTACATTATTTATGGCTGTAGTTGCAACAGTTACTGTAGCTTTTGCATCTTGAACTACCTGAGAACTTTGATCTATTGGGTTAGCAGATAGGTCAACACTACTAATAGTATTAATAGCGGACTGGACATTATTTATTTCTGTATTAGCTAAAGATATTTTTGAAGCTATTTCTGCCGTGACACCTTGGGCCTGAGAATATTCGGTTTGTGCTTGTGTGATCTCTACTATGGCATTGTTTGTGGCTGTACTAGCCTGCTGCACCTCTGTAGTGGCAATTGCAAGTGCTTCGTTAACTGCTTGTTGCGCTGGGCTTACTACTACTTGTTCTTGTCCGCCTTGCTCTGTTGCCCACGCATAACTTGGTCCAATAAAAAATAGCCAACCTGTAACAAAAAGGCTAGCTAAAAAGTATTTTAACTTTCTACTCAATTGGATCTCCAATATAACAAAATTTTTGTTATATAGAAATTATATCATGTATGTTTGTTTAAATACTCTTAGTTACTTAGGATTATCGGTTTTGTAAAAGCCATTTCCTTTAAACTGTACACCTACTTGACTAAAGTGTCTTTGCATTCTTAGTCCACAAGCACTACATAAGTAAGATGGCTCAACATCTTTTATAGATCTTTCTTTAGAAACAATTTTTTCTGGGTTACACTCACACTTATACTCATATACTGGCATTACTTACCGCTCTTTTTTCTCTTATCTGCAAGGATTGAAAAGTCTTTAACCTTTGTATCCCCCATGTATCCCCATGCATAACCATCTTCTATCATCTGCTCATTAAGTGATTTAGAATCTCCATTAACATAAACCCAACCCAATATGCGACCATACTTTTCTGAGCTATCTGGCTTTTCAGTTCTAACCACTATGTCTTTAGCATCTTTGAATTTAGATTTAAGATACTCTTTTGATTCAATTCCTAAACTTTTTTCTAGTTTGTCTGTTGTCCTAGACTCTGGAGTATCTATGCCAGCAAGCCTTAGTCTTTGATAATAAGATATACTAAATCCCAAATCAATATCAACATCAATTGTGTCTCCGTCTACGACCTTTATTACTTGCTTAACTCTATATTCAAACATAATGCTCCTTAAATTTATAATGAGCAGTTTACAGACTTACTCAGGTCAATCAGTTATTTAGTGTCGCTGTCTCCCCCGACATACCTGCGACTCCCCGATGAAGGGGTGCAGATATCTATTATACTATTTTTTCTTTTTAGGTTTTAGAAGACCTTGCTTTTCGGCCTGCTCAAGCAATTCATCTTGTTCAAGACCAGAAATTTCTGATAGTTCGTCACCATCAGTAATTTCAAATATTTTTGGCTTTGCTTCTTCTGGGACCCTCTTTGTTAGCCATACAATAAGAAGACCATTAAGCATTGTGGCGTTATCTACTTCAACATATTCTGCAAGAGAAAATGTTCTTGTAAAATTACGTCCTCCAATACCTTTATGAATATATCCAATAGCATTATCGGATTTACTTTCTCCCGTAATAGTTAAAACATTTTTTTCTTGTTTTACAACAATGTCTTCTCTATTGAATCCAGCAAGTGCTATTTCAATCACATAAGAATCTTCGCCAACTTGCTTTAAGTTGTACGGTGGATAATTAGTTGATGTATTCATTAATTTTTCGAGATCTTTAAAGTGGCGATCCCAACCAATAAAAAATGGATCTTTAAAAAGATCCATAGCGAAATGTGTTACCATTTTATTCCCCTTTCAAGCGAATAATTTAAATTAGGCCCCATTCGGCGACCTATATATTATTATATCATTTATTAAAAAATTCTACCAGTCAGACATTTCTTCCATAAGCTTCAAAAGGCTGGATATATTTTTTTGGCTGGTTACTATCATAAAGTCATCTATCCCGTATTCTTTAGATATATCTCTAATTTTCTGCTTAACCTCTTCCATGCTTCCACGTATTAAATGCTCTCTTTTTTCTAAAACATAAGGTTTTTCAGATTTATTAGGGGTCCACTCCTGATAGTAATATGCTATATCTTGATCAAGTTCTTCTTTTGTTTCCCTAATTAAAGGGTCAATAATTAATACTATCTTAGTATTTTTTAATTTATTAATTGATTCTTTTAAAAATGATTTTTCTAATCCACTATCATTGATAATAGCATAGTCTGTCCATTTATTAGCCAAGTCAATTGTCATTGGAGAATTTGCAATTGTATAAGAAACTGGCGCTTGATCACCTATCTTATTAAAAAATTTATCTGCCCACTTATCTGCAAGCTCTATTCTTTTTTCGACAGTATTTATTAAAGACTCGTCAAAATTATACATATCAATTACTTCTTTTTGTTCATCTTCAAGCATTTTTCCAGCAACTAAATTAAATGTTACCCTATTTTTATAGTGAACATTCATTGTATTAAAAAATCTAATTGCATATTCTGGACTCATTGTGTAAGCCCTAAACGCCATCATAAACTTAAGGTGTTTTGATACTCTTATCATGCTTTGCAAAAAGGGAACATAGTCTGTTGAAATTATAGAATATGTTAATAAAACAGAATAAGCTTTTGCTCTTTCTAAATCTCTTGCCATTTGAACTAATTCAGTTTCTGAATCTCCAAAGTCAAACCTGTGCATCCAATGAAACTTCATAGTCTTTATTTCTTATTAAATTCTGAGAATTGAGTCCATTGAGAAATAGTGTACCTAGTTCCAGAAGTAATCTCTGAAACACCATGAACGTAATGTGTATTACCTGGAAAAAGAATTAGCATATTTTTTTTAGGTCTAATGCTGTAATTAAAGTCTGGGAAGTAAAGCTCTCCTCCCTCGTAGTCGTCATTTAAATATGCAAGGACAGATAAATGTCCACTCCACAAGTATGGATATTTTTCTATTTGAGATTCGTAAGTATCGTTTTCATAGTCTGGCTCATCTATGTCTAATATATCTGTATGCGGATCTATGTAGGTTCCAGTTGGATGAACTATATACAGAAAAGGTTTATCTTGTACAAATTTCATTTTGTATTCTAGGGTTACTTTATGAATAAGTTTTTTTCTCATTATGTTGGTAAATAATAGTTCTTCTTGCGAAGGTGTATATTCTTCTAAGGTATGTATTGGGTAAGAATGATTTACTCCTTCTTTTACCTTATACCTTGAAATAATTGACATTGCAGTTTCAGATTCTTTATCAGTTAAATAATTTTCAAAGACTTTTATGTTGTCGATACCTGTACCTATTTGTTTTGTAATATTATCAATATTAACAGGTTTTGGAGAAAAGCTTTCTTTCATATTTTATTTGTCGACAAACTATTTAATCCATCTTTTCTTTTATGGGAATGTGCTTTAATTAATTTTAAAAGGTATTGGCTAAGTCCTGGGGCTTGCTTTTCAAAAAATAAAGCATACTTTTTATTTACTTGAGTTTCTAAGCTAAGCTTTAATAGATATTCTTCATCTATCGGAAAAAACCATTTAACATAATGATCAGCAAACAAATCAAATCCATGCTCTGCCCTAGGATCTTCTACTGGAATATTGTTATTAATGCACTCTGCAAGGTATGAGTTTAATTCGTGGGCTTCTTCAACCATTGAGTCCCAGTCTTTTCTGGTGTAATCTGCAATTCTTTCCTTGGCTAACAAAACCAATCTGTCATCTGGAAAATTGCTAGACCACTCTTTCCAAAGCATGGCGCATGTAACGTCTTCAGCTTGCTTGATCCACTTACCTCTATGTATTAGCATATATACACATTATACCATTATGAAATTATTTGATGTTGGTAATAATTTTCCCACTCCAGGATGTCTTTTTCGTCATTAATTAAAGGCTGTCCCTTAACATTTAAGCTGGTGTTTAACAAAACTGGTACTCCAGTTAAATCAAACCATTGCTTTAGTACTTCATACAGTCCTGGGTGCTGATTTTTATTAATTGTTTGAACTCTCGAAGTACCGTCAGCATGTACAACAGATGGTATTATGTCTGGCTTTAAACATTTGACGGCGTACTGCATATAAGGAGAACTAAAATTAATATCAAACCATTTGCTTGCATGCTCTTCCATTACGACTGGTGCAAAAGGCCTAAATGATTCTCTTTTTTTTATTAAATTTACTTTGTTTTTTATTTCTGGATCTCTTGGATCTGCAAGTATGCTTCTGTTTCCCAAAGCCCTTGGGCCAAACTCTGCTCTTCCAGAGGCAACTGCAACTATTTTATTGTCAGCTAAACCTTTAATTATTTTATTTACTGGGTACTCCCCGCCTAAATCGTACCCTAGGTATGGAGTCTGCCAATCTAAATGTTTTCCGTAAAGTGCTGCTGCTGCGCCCAAAGAACTTCCAGAATCTCCTGGGTTTGGCATTATCCATACGTCATTAAATATTTCCCATAACTTAGTATTTGCTGAGCAGTTAAGTGCACACCCTCCCATAAAAACCAAATTGTTCTTTTTTGTTAAATCTTTTGCGTACCTCATAAAATCTATAAGCCTTTGTTCATAAACTACTTGAACTGCTGCTGCAATATCAAACTTATCTTGCTCTGAAACCCATCCCCAGTCAGTAATTCCTTTGTGAAAATTATACTTTTGCTTGTCATATCTAGGAAAATAATTATCTATCTGCTTATAATATTTTGTCCAATCTCCATAAGCAGCCATCCCCATCATAATATACTCTTCTTGATTTGGCATAAGTCCGACCAGCTGAGTAAAGGCTGAGTAGAACAATCCAAAACTTACTGGGTAATTTTGCTTAAACTTTAATTTTATTTTTTCACCTTCTCCTACCCAAATAGTAGAAGTATTGTATTCACCAATTGAATCTAGAACTACAATTGCTGAGTCAGAAAACCTACTTGTATAATATCCAGCACATGCGTGTGAGTAATGATGGCTAAATGATTTTCTTCGTATACCCTCTATGTTAAACTTAGGCTTCCAATCCCCTACGCCACCCTTTATAAATAGCCTAGAGGCCTTTAGAAGGGGTTTTTCGTAGTAGGCTATAGCATCAGGTGCCCCATATGACAAAGCATCATTAACTAAACTATTATTGATATACCAATCATTCTTCTGCTTGCTATATCTTTCTGCGTGTCCTGCAAAAATAATTTTTCCATTTTCTATTAAAGAAACAGAAGCATCGTGTGAGGTTTCGTTAACCCCAAGAATTATCATCTTTAGGATCTCTTTCTGGAACAATTCCATAGTGTTTTTTTAAACGCTTTAGGCCTTCTGGAGTTGCGCTAAAAGTAGCTTCTAGATTTTCGTTATAGGAAACAGAAATTAAATTTTCTTTGTATAGCCCAATTAATGTTTCATCAATGTAATCTGTATGAGCTTTCCATAATTCTGGAGCAATATCTTTAGCAATTTCATTTACTTTATAAATAGCTTCTCCATTTTTTTCTACTCCAACAAAATCTATTGCACCAATTTCTACATAGTGTTTAAACAAAGCAGAGTCATCTTCTTCAAAAAGATTCATTGCTTTTTTCTATTTCAACTAAAGATTGTACATATTCCGAAAAATGCTTTCTGATACCTCCAGTAGGTCTTGATCCAATACTGGTCCAGATACGGGAATATTCTTTTATATTGTAATAAGTTGTTGGACAAACTTTTACACCATTGTAGTCTTTAAGAACAATAGGAAGCGGAACATGCTTTCCACAACATATACATTCTTTTGCTTTTTCTTGATACATGCTCATATTATCATCATCCTATCCATTGCTTCCTTGAGCTCTTGTGGTATTCGGGGAGCTCTTATCATATTTTGAACGTACTCTTCTTCTTTTGCAACTCCAAAATCATTATCATAACTCATTGACTCGTAGTTATGTATTTTTATTTCTTGATTTGTATCAAACCTTGTATGAGATATAGCATTAAATATTGAACCACAAACAGCATCTGCTAAATCTTTTGATCCTTTTCTTGGATGGTCTACCTTATCCCTCATAATTCTTAGCTGTAACAATTCATCTATAAGTAAAGGAATGTGCGGTCCTTTTAATCTTTCTTCTAAGACCACCATTGCCATGTCGTCATAATGTTTTTTAGCAACAGATAACAATTCTGTGTTTATTCCATACTGCTTTAATTGTTGCATCATGTCGTGAGAATTCCATCTATCAAAAGTGCATAACCTAATTTTAAATCCTTTAGTTTTTAAAGACAATATGTAATCCTTAACCTCAGTAAAGTCTACTGATTTATCTGGAGTTGGCGTCCAAAATCTTACGGCATCTACTTCAACTATTGGTGCAGGCTGAGAATATGTATCTGTTACTTTTATGTTAACCCATTTTTGAACGTGAGACATTGCAACAGCACAATGATCGTGCTTTTGAGCAAGGTCAACATGAATAAAATATTCTTTATCTGGATCTGGTGCAAACCAATCTTCAAATCTTCCAAATTGATCTACAGCTACTCCTAAATTACTAAATGATTTTTCAATTTTTTCTCTTGATTTAAAAAATGCATCTATTGCTTCTGAAGGCATACATGCAAATCTTCCAAGAGCATCTGGTGCGTTCTTGTAAAAAGCTATTTTGAAATCCTCTATACTTCTTGTAGGATTAACTTCCCATGTTGGCCTTCGAAGTGCGTACATTCCTGGGTACTTATAAGAAATAATATTATCTTCTTCCCACTCTATATCAAATTCATTACCCGCAGTTCCATCTGGTAGATCTTTTTCTAATTTAAATCTATGAGATCTAACTACAACTTCTTTGTCTGCCACAACATCATCATATCTTTGCTGGATGTAGTCATTTTTATATCTTGGAAAAGATAGCAAAATTACCTTGCCATAGTCTGGAAATCTAGAGTCTACGGAAGCACGATACATTTCATAAATAAGGCTTCCTGTTTTTGCCTGCTCATGCCCAGTAGTATTTTCAACACTAAATCCAGATATCTCATCTAGGATAACTACTATTACGTTATAGCCTTCCCAAGCCTCACGCTCAGAGTGTCCAGAGTGTACGGTTATATTTTTATTAAATTTTATTTCAGAAGCTTTTTCAGAGTATTTTCCAACAAACCATGGGGACTTGTCAATTCTAGTTCTAAACCCTTTAAAGAATACGTTGCTTGCTTGCTGGGCGTTAATGGCAATATTGATAATGTCTATCGAATCGCCAGGAGGTTTTCCGTAATAAGACGCGGGGTCTTTTAAGCAAAGCAATAGATATACAATATACGAAACTGCAATTGTTGAGCAGTAGTCTTTTCCAGATCCTTTTCCTAGCTGAGCAACTACCTCGTTGGCAGTTTGCTTAAACATTCTATGTCCTTCTTCTTCTCCAAAAAGTTTTATTAAAGTAGACTCTTTATACACCTGTGAGCTTTTTTCAATTAATGTGTATTGATATTCTGAAAGTTCTGGTAGACCTAGATATTTTTCATCAGTTACAAAATCTCTTAGCGATACTGGCTTTTCGTCAAACTCTTCGCCATCAAGCATGTCAATGATATCAGAAAAATCAAATGACATTCTTGGACTCTATTATCTCTATAGGTTCAACCACTCCAGTTATTTGCGAAAGTCTTTTCATAATTTCTCTTCTTATATCTGGGTAGTCCTTCGCAACATCCCTTAATATTGAAACTAAAACATCTTGCTTTTTTTCTGTTTCTGCAATTTGATCTGCAATTTCTTGATTATCTAGTAATCCAATTTGTTGCAACATTGCAATTCTTTTTGTCTCTATGTCAGCAATTAATTTTAACGCAGTAGCCTTTACGTTTAATTGACCTTGCTGATCTGCATCATCTACAGTTTTCCAAGCTTCTTTAATAAGCATTGCATAATGTTGGTCTGCGCCAGAAACAGCTTCTTTTGCTCTATCTCTAGAAGTAGAGTCATTTTTAACAATAGACTTCCACTCATCTATATACTCAACGACCTCAGCTCTTTTAAAGCCAGTCAATGAAGATATTTGAGTAGGATTACTTCCTTTTAAAAGTTCTTCAACTACTTTATTCATTCGATCAAAATGATCAGATAATTCAATTTCCATATGTCATAAGTATACTTTTAGTTGACTGAAATGTCAATTAGAATTAGCTATTTTATATAATATCAAGTATCCAATTAAATCATCTATGTCATTATCCCCAGCAAAACCTTTATTGTTTCTTACTCTATTTAATTTATCATCAATTCTGACCTTTAATTGCTCTTTTGAATCCGCCGTTGAAAATATTCTTGCAGGCTCTAACGCTGAGTTGCCATAAGATATATTCTTTTCAATTAACATACTGGCAATTTCATGACAGGCTTCCCATATTTTATTTCCTGCTGGAGCCCCTACTGATTTAAGGTATAGATCGGTACATGCAAAATCTTTTACATCTTCAAATACTGGCTTTAGCATTATCTCCTCTTAATCAACTCGAATTTAGTTAAATATCTCTGTATGGTCATAGCAGAGGTTTTACACTCAATAGCAATCTGTGTAACACTTTTTTTTTGAACTACGTATCTTCGGTATAGCCATTCTTGACTTTGGTATAGTTTCATTATAGATAAAACCTATCTTTTTGTCAATACATTATTGGCGTAGTACGCAATGCCAAAAGAATCAGCTACGTCAAAATCATTAATTTCTAGTTTATACTTATTATTAAAATAATCTACAGTTCTTTGCTTACGCATATTTCTTAATTGATTTTTATACCAAGACTCTGCGTACCCAGGATTTTCTAATCTTATAATAGATTTTTCATCTTTTGTTGGATTCTTGTTTCCAATGAATGCCTGCCACGAGGATGGGCTAATAGTAATAACCTTAGCGCCAGTAGACATAAGCTCAGCAATAACAACCCCATAGACATAAGATAATTTTATCACAGCATCTGGTGATCTGACAAGTATCGCCCCCTCAACGGCAATATAATCACTCTTTAATTCTTTTAACATTAAATTCATTCTAACTTTAGCATTGTATATTTTTTCATAAATATCTTGTCCTGCTAAATTTATTTTCCCCCATTTAATTGGAACTGAGTTTTCCATTAAACAAAAGGCTATAGATGTAGTTGAGGCATCGATGCCAAGTACTCTATTTGCTTTTGATTTTACTAAACTAGCTAAGTTCATTTAGCAAGTTCCATATTGTTTTTTTGCTATGCTCTATAATATTTTTTTCACAAACAGAGCAAATATCTGAGTTGTTGTATCTACTTAGCTTAGTTTTACATTTTGTGCAATTTCTAGCAAGACCATTTTTTATAGATTTTTTCTCGTAATACTTCTCCATAATCCTTTTATTGGTAGCCATTCTGCAACACTCATCGCTATGATACTTTTGATTATGAGTTTTTGGCTCAAATTCTTTTGAGCATTCTTTATTTTGGCATATCATAATTTAGGAACCTTATAGGACTCTATTTGAACTGTTCCTACTAGTCCTGAGTAGCATTCCTTTTTTACAGGGCAATAAGTACAAGGCATTTTGGATTTTGTTGCTCCCGCTGGTTTCATAGGAAGATCTCCATCTTTAAAGTTATCCCAAACTTCACACATCCACAAAAATGTTTCTTCAATAATTTCAGTATTTTTTTCATTCATGGAAATTGGAATTACTATAAGCTCCTGAGTGTTTTTATTCTCATATAGAAAAAATCCTTCTTTAGCTTTTTTAAGTTTCATGTAAGTCAATAGCTGTAAAAGATGGTTTGGAGTTGGCTTCATCTCTGATTGCCTTCCGTCCCAGACTTCTTGCTTTGCTGTTTTAATTTCACCAATGACTGTCTCGCCATCATATTCCATTATTAAATCTATAAATCCTCTAATTGGGGGATACTCATTTACAATTTCTTCTTCTTCTGCCTTCCACTCAGGCATTGTGGATATTAGCTTTTGAAGTCTTTCGTGTGCCTGTGTTCCTTGTGACATATTGGCAACCGCAACTGCATCGTTATCATCAATAAACATAGCACCAGAAAAAGCCATATACCAATATCTTGGACAGGTCCCATGCCCGTAACCTAGAGAGCTTGGACTAAATGATTTTTTTGTCATTTCTCCATCTGCTCTTTTTGTATTACGATATGCCTCATCAAGCAATTGAGCAAATTTTTCTGGATCGAAATGTTTACCAGTATGTTTTTTAAATTTAAGATTTTTTACAATATCTCTACCCATTAATCTTTATTCCATTCATCATTATCTATATCCTCATTTAGGTCAAAGTCAAAAACTTCTTCTTGCCCAACCCATTTTAAAAATTTAGATAAAGCTAAACCTGAAAGGATCGCTGTTGCGGATATCGTAATTAAAGCCCAAGCCTTTTTCATGAATTATACCTAACTACATATTTAAGTGCATCTACCAGTTTGTCTATAGACTCTTTTGCTGAATAATAAATGTTCTTTTTATTATTATTAACTGAGCCTGCTTTATCCTTTGCAATAGTAGAGTAAACTGAAGCCATCATTGAAAACTTAGTTGACATTGCTTGAAGCTCTATAATCAAATATGGTGCTTTGGCAGAAGGCACATCTGGATTCATTAATAATTTTACCACAATTGACAAAGCCTTGTCTAGCTGTTCATCGCTCATGTATTCATGAAGGTCATTGAATTCTGTAATTGAGCTAATTAACTCAAGAGTATTTTTATCCTCAGACATGCTTACTCTTTTTCTTATTTGACTTGACAGGCCCAAGATCGGCCTTTATTGTTCCGTCTTTTCTAATTCTAATAATTCTACCGTTTTTAATAACAGTAGGATTAAAAGGAATTTTGTTATTTGATCCCATAAGATTCTCCAGATTCTATTAGTTGTTCTAACAATGACCATTCAATTACTGCAAGCCTTACTTTATTGCCAGAAGATCCCAGAACAAGTTTAAGTACTGGGTGCTTGTCTCTATTTACCTTAAATGTATCTGTGCATATCTTAGCCCACATATCTTTGGAAACAGAAATTGTTTTTTCATATTCTTTATAATCTACCACAAAATTGCCCCATTGAGCATCCCCTTTTTGGTAATCCCCACGTCCACTATTTTTTTGCTGCTTTGCACCATCTCTTTTTGCTTCTGATCTTTCTGACATTATCTGTTCACCAAGTGCTGAGAACTGTGCCCGTCTGGGCATGTCCAAGAAAGAGTAAAGGTTGATGGATCCCAAAAAGCTTTTTCTGCATTCTTTTCGCATTTATGGCAAGGCTTTGTGCCAATAATTTCTTCTAAAGCAGATTGCTGTAATATTTCTTTTTTATCAAAAAATTCATTAATGTTTGGCATCAATTAACACTCTTTCCATTTGATCTAAATTTAAAATTAATGGGGGGGAAGTAGAAATTTGCTTTTCTGCTTCTGGGCTAGAGTAAAACTTATTTCCATCTTTTATCCATCTGTATCCTACTTTATAGTTAGTATAATTTAATGATGGTGTAAAGGTTCCATTTTTAAATTCTTCTGACCCTTCTGTAATTGCGGTGTAGTTCATTCTAATTGCGTACCGATCAGATTTATTAATATTTAAAACTCCGTGATAAAATGGCTCACAAGAAGGGAAAACAAAAATGTCCCCAGATTTTGGTTTGTATCCTACTATTTTTTTTCCATCCCAAAAACATATTTCCCCTCCATCGTATTCATCATTTAAATATATCATAACAGTAAAAATTAATTTATATCCAGGGGTGTCCATGTCTTGTTCAAAAAAATCGCTATGAAAAGCACTAAAATTAATTTTTTGTAGTTCGGCTTTTTTTGCCAGCTCTAAATCATATTTCAAAAATGCAATTCTTGTATTTTCAGATTCATTAAAAAGATCGACTTTGCTATAATGACTTGGCCAAATATCTTTATTTCCATATTTAATCATAAAATCTTTTTTAACAAAATTGTAAGCATCTTCAAGTTTTTCAAAAACCGATTTTTGTTTTACTTGCTCTTGATCATTTGGATCAAAATATTCTGGGGTAAATCCATGGTAGCTGGTTGAGTCAATTTCAGTCATTACTCCGTACTGCCCCCAATTATGAAATTTTTTCATTACGTACACATCTTCTTTGTATAATTCTGCTTCTTTAAAAAATGACAGTATTGATTCAGTATCTTTTAAAACATTTTGGTACAGGATTGCTCCATCCATTAACTTATATGCCTTTACATTTTCAATGTCATTAAATCTTAGCATCTATATCTTTCTTAAGTTTTTCAACAACTTTTGGATTATCCTTTAGATACTGTACGGCTTTAGCTCTACCCTGCAATCTTTCTGAGTTAACTGTGTACCAAGCGCCACCTTTTTCAACTAATCCGCACATTTCTGCTACGTCTAAAGTTTCTCCAATATCGTCAACTCCTAAATGATCTCCTTGGTAATAGAAGTCGTACTGTCCTGATAAATTAGGGGGGCCGAGTTTGTTGTAATCGACAATCCAATTGACTGGCCTTCCAACTCTCTGTTCAATAATTTTATCGCCAACTTTAATACCTGCCTTGATAGCATTAGCCTCAGCTTCTGAGGACCAAAGCTTAATGACCGTAGAAGAAAAGAACTTGACCGCCATTCCCCCTGTTGGAATATGGGAGGCGTGCATAGATCCAAACTGGTTTCTTTGCTGTGAAATGAGAACCAATAATGTGTTTTTGTTTGCATAGTTTAACATTTTGACTGCGTGGGTCATATCCTTTGCTTCTGCGCCTATCTGTTTTGTATCTTGTAAATCTTTTAACTCGTCGCCATCTTTTTCAAAATATATTGCAGGCAACAAAGCTGATATTGAATCAACTACAATAATATCTATATCTGCAGACATAAGTTTTGTTGCAACGTCCACCATGTCATTAATAGTTTTAGCTGGCGAGTATATTAGTTTTGATGAATCAACACCTAATTTTTCTGCCCACTCTGGAGAGTAAGAATGCTCTGCGTCAATCCAAGCGCAAGTTTTTCCTTCTTTTTGAGCAAGAGCAATCATTTGCAAACAAAAGGAAGATTTACCAGAAGACTTATTTCCCCATACCAAGGCCTGTCTTCCATGTCCAAGTCCACCGTTGAGTGCTAAGTTTAAACCAATGCTTGGAGTTTTTTGTTTTATGATTTTAACATCTACTGCAGACTGAACTCTGTCTCTTGTTTTTGAATCCAGTTTTGCTAAAATCTCTTCCATTAAAATTGTCATTTTTATTCTTTCTCTGTTTCTTCCATTATAGCATTTTTTTCGCCAGAATTTTCCGACAACTTAAATACAAAATTTCTTGAAACATCATCGAACTCTACCTTTAAATTCTCTTCATCCCCTAATCCAAAAAATATATCAATAGGGACTAAAACCTCTTTTTGAGTTTTTAATATTGCTACGAGTATCTTTGAAGAACTCATTGCTTTAAATATCTCTGAGGCGCTGTCTGTCATTTTATCTCCTTTATCATTAAGGTTCCATCATCTAGTTTTGATAGAACTGGCTTACTTTTCATTCCTTCACGCATTTTGCCTAAAACTTTTGAATACATTGTTGGAAATGCAATTGCTCTAGTTAAATTCTTATTCTTGTCTGTCATGACAATATGCGCCATAGTTTTTCCAGCTTTAGTTTTGTATGGACTAAAATTAACTACCATTTGCTCATCTTCTTCCATGTCATATTCTTTTCTATATAAATAATCGACAAACAGATCTGTTCCATTTGGGTCTATTTCAGAAACCTTAATATACCTTGCAATTCTATTATCTCCAACTAGTATAAAATACATCTGTCCAGTTTCAATTTGAGTTTGCTCTGTATGGAATAAACCTACGGTACCAGTCTCGTCTACAATTTCAATTCGTGACCAACCTGTTCCCCTCTTAATGCTCTTAACCATTCCAAACAAAGGGAAAGATCCTAGGTCTTCAAATTCTGAAATTGGTCTTGCCTGTGATTTAATTCTTGGTGGCAAATCTACTGTAAAGGTAGGAATGCTTAGGTATTCGTAGTAGTTTTCTTTTTCCTTACCAGTTCTGGGATTGTCCTCAAAAGAAGCACCACCAATAGCATTAAGAGCAGATACAGCCCTACTATTAATCCCGCTACCTTTCGCAGAGGCTTTTTGAATGAAATCGGAATAATTGGCATAAGGCCTTCTCTCTATAATTTTGTTAGCTATACTGTCAGATATAAACTTTATATCTGCTAATCCAAATTGCATTGCATCTTCTTTTAATGAAAAATAAACATTTGAATTGTTTATGTCTGGAAGAAGTATCTTAAGGTTTAATCTTTTTGCTTCAATAAGGTAGCCCGTTTTAGCATCTTTATCATTTTCGTTTTTAAGAACCGAGAACATAAACTCAAGAGGGTAATAAGTTTTAAGCCAAGCCGTATAATAAGTAAGCATGGAATAAGCAACAGCATGACTACGATTAAAAGAGTAGCCAGCATGAGCCTCAAAGTCACTCCATAAAGACTGGGCCTTTTTCTCAGAAATGTGTTTTGAAGCCCCAGCAACAAACTGATCCTTGAACTGGTCGAATTCTTTTGCATCTTTTTTCTTTCCGATAATCTTGCGAACCTTATCAGCTTCTGACCAAGACATACCACCTAGGTGTACGCAAGCCTGCATGACTTGCTCTTGATATATGATAACACCATATGTGTTTTCTGTAAAAGGACGCATTATTTCATGAACATATTGCGTAGGTTCTTGCCCACGTTTTCTTGCTACGTAAGAAACTCCTACTGTATTCATAGCTCCTGGTCTCACTAAAGCGTTGGAGGCAGCCAAGTCTTCAAATTTATCTACTCCCATTTTTATTAACAAGTTTGTGTAAGGCACTGCTTCTGCTTGAAACACTCCTTTAGTATAACCCTCGCTTAAATTTTTATAAACCTTTGGATCTTTAAAGTCTAATTGAGACAATTTAATTTCTTTGCCAGATCTTTCTTTAATTGCTTTAATAGTATCAGAAATAACAGAAAGAGTTTTTAGACCAAGAGCATCTACTTTAATTAATCCAATATCAGCAACCGTATCCATGTCGTATGCAACTACTGGTATTCTGCCCGAAACTTTATCTTGAGGATCTTCTCTAGATTCTATTGGAGCAAAATTTCTTAAATCTTCTTTTGCCACAACTACTCCAGCAGCGTGAACACCAACACTTCTAATTTTTCCACGTAACTTTTCTGCAAGCCATAAAACTTCTGGATACTTCATTCTAAATTCTTTTGTATTAGGCGAATCCATAAAATCTTCAAATGTATCAACTTGCTTCATTGCCCTATTTACATCAGACAGTGGAACCATAAATACACGAGCAGCATCTCTTACGACTCCCTTGTCTTTAAAATAAGTAAAAGTTGATATGGACGCAACGTGTTTGAATTTCTTCTTAAGATAATCTTTTACTTCTTTGCGTCGACGATCTTCAAAATCAGTATCAATATCTGGAAAATCGTTACGGTCTGGGTTAATAAATCTAAAGAACAAAAGGTCGTACTCAATTGGATCGACATCTGTAATTCCCAAGGCATAACAAACTAATGATCCTGCTGCCGAACCACGTCCTGGGCCAACCATTATGTCATTTTCTTTAGCCCAATTAATCATATCTGCAACAACTAGAAAATAAGAGGCGAAATTTTTATCTTTAATAATCTCAAGCTCTTCTATAAGCCTTTGGTCATATACGTCATTTCCTAGCCAGTTCTCTCTTAGGCGTAGCCTTTCTAGGCCCTCAAAGGCCATATCAGACAGCTTTTGGTCGGCATTGGTCTTTGGGATAGGGAGTAGGTCTAGACCCCTGTTAAAATCGTATTCTCCAATTTTTTCCGCTATCTCCATAGTATTTTCATAAATGTCTACTCGTTTAATGTCACATTTGTTAAAGTCGGATTCAATTTCTTCTCTAGTCTGAATAAATAAATTATAGTCTTGGAATGATATTCTTCTGTCTGGATATAGGTAATTAAGTCTGTCTAGTACATTTCCCATTCCCCTCGAAACCTCAAAGTCTGATTCCTTATCTGATTTAGGAGATGTAGATAGAATAAGCATTGCTTCTTCTAAAGTCTTATCTTCGCCCTTTGCGTAATGGGCATCTCCAGTTGCTACTGGCTTAATCCCTAGTTTGTCTGCTAATTCTAGCAACTTGCTATTTATTTCTTTTGGATTGTGAGATTGTACCTCAATGTAAAAATCTTCGCCAAAAGTTTTCTTAAAATCTTTAAGTATATTTTCCGCTTCCTCAAACTCTTCTTTTTCAATGCACTTACTAATAAGTCCATTAAGGCATCCAGAAAGAACAATAATATCTTTTGCATATTCTTTTAGTATCTCCATATCAATTCTAGGCTTATGGTAAAACCCTTCATTCCAAGCTATCTCTTGTAATGAGTTAATATTCTTTAATCCGTTTTTATTTTTAGCCAGCAGGATAATGTGGTTGTATGCTTGTATGCTTTTGTCTGTTGCAGACGATTTATCAAATCTATCTGTTGGGGATATGTAAGCTTCTACTCCAAGAATTGGCTTAATGCCTAATTCTTTTGCAGCAATTTGCATTTCTCTGTGGGATGACAATGTTCCATGATCTGTAATTGCTATAGATGTTTGGCCAGCGTCTATTGCTGCTTGGCATAACTCTTTTGGAGAATTAAGCCCGTCCATTAAAGAATAATATGAATGAACGTGTAGATGTGTAAAACTCATTAATAACCGCCTTGACATTCGTTTCTGGT